GATCTGTTTTTAAATCCTTAACTTGAAGAACTGAATTCTCACCATTAGACATTTGAATATTTAAAGATTCAATATAAGCATCATGTGTATCAGTACAGTTAGAAGAAGTCAAAGCGTTTTGAAGATTATCAGTAAGCTGACCATTTAAATATTTTTCAGTCTGCTTGATTTGAAAATCCAACGCACCTATAAAGCCATGTATTACTTTAGCAAGTGTTGTTGATTTAGTGCCTGAGTTTTCCATTTGCCAATCTGTTACATCATCGATTGGTAAATTACCTAAGTTTATATTTTCCATTTTTGTATCTCCGTAAAATTAAGGGCTGTTGTTTTTTTACAACATCGAAAGGTCAACCCTTTTCCCCTTTCAATAAGTTTATTATACACGTTTATTCTTTTATCTCTGATTGTTTTTACTTATCACATTGCTTGCTTTGATAAGTATTACTTATGATCCTCTATTGCTAACTGGTTTTATCAAGATTGTTTAAGAATCTTAAAGAGTAGTTAACAGATGCTTTTGGTTTATATCTGTTTATCTACCTACACAAATTGTTTTTTAATTTGTTGTAGTTCTTATCTTGATTTTATATATAACATATTTATATAATCGTAGTTACAATTATATATTGATATAAGTGTTTGTACTTTTGCAAGTAGTGATAAGTCTGGATTAACATTATATTTTTTGAACAATAATTCTAATTGTTTTTTATTTTTATTCATTATTTTTCTCCTATAATTATTTCATAAAAAAATTATTTATATCAATTATTTATTCATATAATTAGTATACACGCACAATAGTATTTATTTATTACTATGTGTATCACATTACTGATTCTTTTCTTTCTAATTATATTTATATATTATTAATAGTAGGGGGGGTATAATTAATAATTATAGTATATAATATATAGAACCACAATAGATTTATTAGAGGGAAAATAGGGTATTTATAAGAAAGGGCTTGACAAATAATAAAAAGTATGCTATAATATTAACATAGTAAAGAGATTTTAAAGAATTTTAGTTTTTTTATTAATTATTAGTCGTTTTCTTGGGGAAAACGCCTTATTACTAATTAATAATTATTAATTATTCCGCAAAGGGGAAAATAATGGGTAGAAGATCTATAGAAGATACAAACAAAATAAGAGAAGCCCAAGGTTTGCCCCTACGTAAACATAAAATATCTAAACCTAAGGTTAGAAAAAGTGACGCTATACTACCGGTATCTAAGAAAGCTCGACATCAAGAGGTTCTTGCTGGTATGCTTAATTCAAAAGGTAAGAAAGTTGTTGATAAGGTACTCAACAAAGCCCTAAATGATGAAGATGATGATCAACTAGCGTGTTTAAAGATAGTTATGGACAGAATACTGCCATCAGACTATATAAATAAAATGAAGGGTAACGGAAATCAAATACAAATCCACATTTCAGGCGTGGAAGATACTAAGATAAACGAAGTAGAACCAATAGACATGGAGACTATAGATGGCAAAGAATAATTTAATAGATCAGGCTTTTAAATCTGCACAAGGTTTATTACAAAGACCTGATCCGTCATTCGAACCTACAACTATGGTTACACAAGAAGATTTATCAAATCTAGCTAGGAATATAAATCCTGAACTTGCTATGAAGGATATACCCTACATGTTTCCTCCTACTCAAACAGAAGAAGATGCAGCTGCCGATGCTCTAGTTTCTCCTGAATTAAATCGTGTTCCTTATCAAGCAGAGGCTATACCTCTTCAAGGAAACGTTCCTCCTATATTAGAGGGTACTCCTAGATATAATATAGAAAATGAGTATGCAGACAATAAATATCAAGCAATTCTAAATGGAACATATACTCCTACAGATGAAGAAAGACAAAATCCTTATCTAGTTACTCAATTTATAGATGACTATAAAGGAAAATTAGAAGGAAGAAAAGATATACTTGCAGATCTTAAAAACTATGCTCAAAATCTTATGAGTTCTGCTAATTATTTTAATAAAAAAGAAATGGAAGATAATAATACAACAACTCCTAGAATAATAAGAGAACTTGAAAAAGTTTTACCTGAAGACTTACAAAATCAAGTTAAGGAATTTTTATATGGTACTAAAAGTGTTAATGATACCTCTAATATTAATAATATGCTTAAAGATGTGGCTGGTAAGCCTAACGATACAATGAATACTTATATGGACTTTCTTAAAAAAGAAGAGGGTTTTAGAGCAGAACCTTACAAACTACCAGGTGAAGAATTTAATACTATAGGCTTTGGACATTATGGTAGTGATGTTCAAGATGGATTAAAAATAACAGAAAGACAAGCAAATAATATTTTAAGAAATGATATTGAAATACGTTTAGAACAAATTACAAATGCTATACCAAATTTTGAAGGCTTTAAATTAAATGATAGAAAACATTTATTAGGTTCTTGGTTTAGAGGTGGTCTAGCAGGATCTCCTAATACAATAGCATTAATTAATGAAGGTAAATATAAAGAAGCTGCAAAAGAGTTTTTAGATAATGATGAGTATAGAAATAAAAAAACGCTTCCAGGAGTTAAAAAACGAATGAGAGCTACAGCTAAAGCTATTAGTAGACTTAAATGACAGCACTAAATGTAAAGCTTCACGAAAAACAACGTGAAGTTTTTGATGATAATACACGATTTAGAATTGTAGCTGCAGGACGTAGGTTTGGTAAGTCCAGGCTAGCTGCTTGGTTACTTCTTATAGAAGGACTACAATCTAAGTCTAAAGACATATTTTACGTAGCACCTACATATCAACAAGCTAGAGATATTATGTGGGGTGTACTGAAGGAACTTGGGCATGATGTAATAACATCTGCACATGAGAATACTTCTGTACTTACTTTAGTAAATGGAAGAAAAATATATTTAAAAGGAGCAGATCGACCAGATACCTTAAGGGGTGTTGGGTTGGCATTCTGTGTAATTGACGAATATGCAGATATTAAGCCTAACGTATGGGAACAGATTCTAAGACCTGCGTTGGCTGATGTACAGGGAAAAGCTCTATTTATAGGGACTCCTAAAGGACGTAACCACTTCTATGAACTATTTCAGTATGCAGACTCAGATAAGGACAAAGATTGGGCAGCTTTTCATTACTCATCTTATGATAATCCTTTAATACCTTCTAGTGAAATTGAAGCGGCAAAGAACTCTATGAGTTCATTCGCTTTCAGACAGGAATTTTTGGCTTCTTTCGAAGCTGCCTCTAGGGACATATTTAAGGAAGATTGGATACATATAGATGAAAACGAACCTGAAACTGGTAATTATTTTATTGCAGTCGACTTGGCAGGATTTATTAAAGTTGATAAAGAAGCAGCCAACAAAAATAAAAAATTGGATGAAACAGCAATTGCTATCGTTAAAGTACATGATAATGGTTGGTGGATTGCGGATGTCAGACATGGTAGGTGGGACATTAAACAGACTTGTGAAGAAATTTTCAATGCTGTTAAAGAGTATGAACCTACGAAAATAGGTATTGAAAAAGGTAGTTTAAAAAATGCAGCTCTTCCATATTTAATGGACTTGATGCAAAAAAATAATTTATTCTTTAGAATAGATGACTGTACACATGGTAATCAAAAGAAAACAGAACGTATTGTGTGGGCTTTACAAGGGAGGTTTGAACATGGAAAAGTGGTTCTCAATTATGGTGACTGGAATAATGCTTTTGTTGATCAGTTGGTTAATTTCCCAAACAGCCAACTCCATGATGATTTGGTAGATGCAGTAGCTTATATAGATCAAATACAAGTAGTAGATGTTATTTTTGATGAAGTAGATGAAGAATATGAAGCACTCGATATGGTAAGTGGATATTAACTAAGGATAAAACATGGCAGAATATAAAGCACCATCACAACTAGTTTCTTGGATTCAAGGACATTGTACAGACTGGAGAGATAACAGAGATAGTAATTATCTTGACTACTGGAAAGAGTATGAAAGACTCTGGAGAGGTGAGTGGGCTGCTCAAGATAGATTAAGAGAATCTGAAAGAAGTAGAATTGTATCACCTGCTTTACAAGAAGCTATTGAAAACCATGCATCTGAAATAGAAGAAGGAGTCTTTGGTTCTGGTAATAGTCTATTTAGTATGGATGAAGATATGCAAGATAGAGATGGTAGAGACGTTCAATATCTTCAAAAGTATATGAAAGAGTGTTTTAAAAAGAATGGTCTTCGTAAATCAGTAGGAGATATTATTCTTTTAGCTAGTATTTATGGTACTGGTATTGGTGAAATTGTTATAGAAAAAATGGAAGAAAGAATACCAGCTACTCAACCTATGCCTGAAGTAGATAGTGTTGCAGTAGGTACAGTTAAAAAAGATAAAATTAATGTCAAATTAAATCCTATTAGTCCTCAAAACTTTTTAATAGATCCTAATGCTACTCATGTTAATGATGCTATGGGTGTTGCTATTGAAGAGTTTGTTTCTGCACATAAAGTAGCAGAAAATATGGAAAAAGGAGTTTACTTAGAAGCAGATTTAGGTGGAGAAGCTCAATCAGAATTAGACTTAGAAGAGTCTTGGATTGATGAAGAGTATGATCATGATAAAGTTAAACTGTTAAAATACTATGGTTTAGTACCAGAAAAACTTATAGATAAGCCTGAAGATGGTGTAGTAGATATAACAGAAGGAGCTTCAGATGTTTTAACTGACTATGGAAATCTTGTAGAAGCTATAGTTATTATAGGTAATGACAATGTATTACTTAAGGCAGAACGTACGCCTTATATGATGAAAGACAGACCTATTGTTGCATATCAAGATGATACAGTACCTAATAGATTTTGGGGTAGGGGTGTAGCAGAAAAAGGCTGTAATATGCAAAAAGCTTTAGATGCTCAACTTAGATGTCATTTAGATTCTCTTGCTTTAACTACAGCACCTATGATGGGTATGGATGCTACTAGATTACCTAGAGGAGCTAAATTTGAAATTAGACCTGGAAAAACTTTATTAACAAATGGATCACCTAATGAAATTTTAATGCCATTTAAATTTGGTGTAACTGATGCTTCTAATTTACAGACAGCTCAAGAATTTCAAAGAATGATATTACAAGCAACAAATACTTTAGATACTGCTAGTGATACTAAACAACCTACAGGTGGGGAACTTTCTGTAACTCTTGCTACTATTCTTAAAAAGAATAAAAGAACTCTTGTTAATTTTCAAGATAACTTTTTAATTCCTTTTATAGAAAAAGCAGCTCATAGATTTATGCAGTTTGATCCAGAAAATTTCCCTGTAGCTGATTATAAATTTGTAGCTAATTCTTCTTTAGGTATGTTAGCTAAAGAAGTAGAACAATTACAATTTATTAATTTACTTAAAACATTAGGACCTAATAGTCCTGTTGTTCCTTTATTATTACAAGGTATTTTAGATAACTCTAGTTTACCTAATAAAGAGACTTTAAAACAAATGTTAATGATGTCTCAACAAAAAGAACAACAAATGAAACAACAGCAAACTCAACTAGCTTTAGCTCAGGCACAAGCACAAATAGCTTTGTATAATTCAGAAGCTCAAGAAAATACAGCACAAGCTCAAAATTATATGATGGATGCTCAAACTAAACCTCAAGAAGTACAAGCAAAACTTATGACTGCTTTAGCTACAAATCTTCCTAGTGAAGCTGATGAACAAGCAGCTGAATTTAAACGAAGAGTACAAACAGCTGAGTTAATGTTAAAAGAACAAGAGCTAGAACTTAAAAAACAAGATATGATAGATAATAAGGATATTGTAAAAATGCAAATGTCTAATAAATAGCTTGACAAATTTGCCTTTTTATGATATAATAACTATATGGATCAAGAATTAAGAAAATATTACGAAGATAGATTTACAATGATGGTAACACCTGGTTGGAAAGACTTTATAGAAGATGTAGAAAAGTTAGTTACTCAGTATAATAATATTAATACAGTAGATGATGAAAAACAACTTCAAAAAAGAAAAGGTCAACTAGATATATTAAATTGGATTCTTACATTAAAACAAGTTTCTCAGGAAACTTTTGATGAGTTAGAGAATGAAAAAACTATTTGAATTTGAGTGTGAAGACTGTGGAGTTTTTGAAGAACTTACAGAATACACTCAAACATGTGATTGTCCCAGTTGTGGTAAAGTATCTTATAAAATTATAAGTACTCCATCTATACAACTAGAAGGATGGTCAGGGAGTTTCCCAGGAGCTACGGCTAAATGGGAAAAAAATCATTGGCAAGACTCCCGCCAAAAAACCAAAAAAGCAGCTGAGGATTAGTCTCCTTAGTTACTTTCCTAAAATGCTAAATGCACAGGAGAAATGATATGGCTAAAATAGTAGAAGAAGTTGAAGAAATTGATGTAATCCCTGCTCCAGATAAAGCTGAAGATGTAACAGAAGTAGTTGATACTAGTCTAGATAAAGAATTAGAACCTATACCAGAACCAACTCCTAAAGTATCTGAAGAAGTCAAAGAAGCAGAGGAAGACTTACCTGAGAAGTATAAAGGTAAATCTGCTAAAGAAATTATTGCTATGCACCAGGCAGCTGAAAAGTTAATTGGTAAGCAAGGTTCTGAAGTAGGTGAACTAAGGAGAGTCGTAGACGATTTCATTAAAACACAAACTTCGAAAGAAGAAGCAAAGACTACAGAAACAACACCAGAAGAGTTTTATGATGATCCTTCTAAACATGTAAAAAAGGAAATTGACAGTCATCCAGCAATTAAAGAGGCTCAAGAAGCTGCTTTGCAAATGAAGCGTACTGCAACATTAACAAGGTTAAATTCTGAGTATCCTAATTTGGAAGAGATAGTACAAAATCCTGCATTTGCAGAATGGATAAATTCTTCTAAAGTTCGCTCCGAATTATACAACAGAGCTGAAGTACATTTTGATTATGATTCTGCTAAAGAATTATTAAGTAACTGGACTGATAAACAAGAACGAGTTGCTAAAGTTGCAGAGACTAATAAGATTGATAAAGAGAATCAATTAAAAGCAGCAAATGTTGGTAGTAAAGGAAGTAACGAACCTGTTTCTAAAAAGAAGTATCGTAGAAGCGATATTATTAAACTTATGCAAACCGATCCTGATAAATATGATGCCTTATCAAATGAGATAATGGACGCATATAGAGAGGGACGTGTTATTTAAATTAATATTTTAGAGAGGTAATTAAAATGGCTTATCCAACCCCTGCAGTCACTACGACTACAGCAGCTACGTTTATACCTGAGATTTGGTCCGATGAAGTGATCGCATCTTACAAAAAAAACTTAGTGGCAGCAAATTTGTTTAAAAAAATGTCTTTTACAGGCAAAAAAGGTGATGTAATTCACATTCCTAAACCTACTAGAGGTTCTGCTTCAGTTAAAGCAGCATCAACAGCAGTAACGTTGATTGCAGCTACAGAAACAGAAGTTCAAGTAGCAATTGATAAACACTATGAATACTCACGTTTTATTGAGGATATCGTAGAAGTACAAGCACTATCATCAATGCGTAGATTCTATACAGATGACGCAGGTTATGCTTTAGCTAAACAAGTTGATACAGACTTAGTTCAGTTAGGTAGAACATTTAATGGTGGTGATGCTGGTGCAGATTATGATGAAGCATTTGTTGGTGCCGATGGTACTACCAAATATGTAGCCGGTTCTAACAATGAATCAGCTCTTTCAGATGCAGCTATCCGTAGAACTATCCAACGTTTAGATGATAATGATGTTCCTACTGAAGGTCGATTCTTTTTGATTCCTCCATCAGCTAGAAATACATTAATGGGTCTAGATCGTTATACAGCTATGGACTTTGTAGGTGAAAGTGGTAATGCTAACACAATTAGAAATGGACAAATTGGTAACCTTTATGGTATGCCTGTTTATGTTTCTTCTAATGCTGATACAACTTCTGGTACTGGTAATGCTCGTGTATGTCTAATGGGACATCAAGACGCAGCTGTTTTAGTAGAACAGATGGGTGTTAGATCACAAACACAATACAAACAAGATCATTTAAGTACTCTTTACACTTCAGATACAATTTATGGTGTTAAAGAATTACGTGATGACTCTGCGTTTGCTTTAGCAGTGCCTGCATAATAGCAGTTAGATAGCCCCCTTCGGGGGGTCTATCTTTATTAATTTATAGGAAACAATTATGGCGATATATAGAGGAGTAGGTGGTGCCGGAGATGCAACAGTTGATGCAAGTAGTGCCTCGACTCTTGCCACAACAAAAGCTGCAGAAGCAGCTACTAGTGCAGCAAATGCAGCAATAAGTGCTACAGCCGCAGCAACTAGTGCAACAACAGCGGAAGGATATGTAGACACCTTTGACGATAAATACTTAGGCTCAAAAACATCAGCACCCACAGTAGATAATGATGGGGACGCTTTAACAGATGGAGCACTTTATTTTAATACAACAAGTAACATAATGTTTGTATATGATTTAGGAACAGCAGCATGGTTACAACTTACTTTAACTAGTTCTAATCAAACAAATGTAAATACTGTAGCAACAAATATCTCTAATGTAAATTCTGTTGCTGGAAATAGTACAAATATTAATTCCGTAGCAGGTAATAGTACAAATATTAATGCAGTAGCAGGAGACGCTACAGATATAGGGACTGTAGCAGGAAGTATTGCAAATGTTAATTCTGTTGCAGGTAATGCAACTAATATAAACTCTGTAGCAGGAAACTCTACTAATATTAATACTGTAGCTGCTGATGAAACAGACATAGGAACAGTATCAACAAATATTGCTAATGTTAATACAGTAGCAACTAATGTTACTTCAGTAAATAGTTTTGCATTAACTTATTTAGGAGCACACTCGTCTGCTCCAACAACTTCTAATGTAGGGGCTTTATATTATAATACAACAAGTAATAATTTATTTGTTTGGAGTGGTTCTGCTTGGGATGAAGCAGCTTTTTCAGTTACAGGAGCAGTAACCGCCTTTAATAGTAGAACAGGAGCAGTTACTCTTTCTAGTGGAGACGTAACAACAGCTCTAGGATTTACACCTGGAGCAGCTTTAGGGTTTACTCCAGTTACTAATGCTAGATCAATAACTATAAATGGTGTTGCACAAGATTTAACTGCTGATAGAACTTATACTATTACAGCTAATGGTTTGTTACCTTCTCAAACAGGTAATTCAGGTAAAGTGTTAAGTACTGATGGATCTAATTTATCTTGGATAGCAGACTCAGAAGGGGTTGCTTCTTTTAATAGTAGAACAGGTGCTGTCACATTATCAAGTGCAGATGTTACAACAGCTTTATCTACAGGTGCTATAGCTACTGCAAAAATAGCTGATGATGCTATTACTGCAGATAAACTAGCTAATTCAATTAATACAGAAATTACTGCTAATACAGCTAAAGTAACTAATGCTACTCATACAGGAGATGTTACTGGTGCTACAGCACTTACTATAGCAGATAATGCTGTGACTACGGCTAAAATTAATAATGATGCAGTTACTACTGATAAAATTAATTTAGTATCTGCTGGAACAACACCTAGTTTAGAAGCTAAGGGTACATCAGGAGATACTGCAGGATTTATTCAATTAAATTGTGAAGAAAACTCTCATGGTATTAAATTAAAAGGACCTCCTCATAGTGCAGGAGCTAGTTATACATTAACTTTTCCTGATAATGATGGAAGTGCTAATGAATTTTTACAAACAAATGGTTCTGGAGGAATGACCTGGGCAGTAGCTGCTACATTAGGAGCTCAAGCTTTTTCAGGTGTTCAAACATTTACCAATATTACTGAAACACAAACAACTAAGTCAGCAAGTTTTACACCTAATCTATCAACAGAAGGAACTGTATTTTCTTGTTCAGGTGCAATGACAATTACTATGCCAACAGCAGCAGCAGGTAAATCATTTACAATTGTACATGCTTCAGGAAGTTCAATTACATGGGCAGGTACTATTAAATGGAATGGAGGTTCTGCACCATCAGCAGCAGCTGCAATAGAAATATATGTGTTTTATTCTGATGGTACTAACTGGTATGGAATGCAGTCTGGCACTGGATTTGCTTAATGTTTACTAGGTCAAGAATGATGCAAGCTGCAGGCAATGCAGGTGGAGCTGTAGAGATTGCTTTAACTATAAGTGCTGACACACAAAACTATAATATTTGGGATAATCGAGGTAGCGAATATGTAGCAGGTAGTAGTATTTTAACTCTTACTATTAACTCTGGAATCTATGTAGGTTCATCTAGCACAGGTGGGATAGCATTAACTATTCCAAGTGACTTCGATGCAGGCGATGAAATATTTATTATTAATAATGGATTTATTGTAGGTGCAGGCGGAAACGGTGGAACTGGTTCTGCTTTTGCTTATTCTGGTGCTGTAGGTCAACCGGGTGGAGCTGGCGGAACTGCTATTTCTGCATCAAGAGCTGTTACTATAACTAATAACGGTACTGTAGGTGGCGGTGGAGGTGGCGGTGGTGGTTCTACTGGAGACACCTATTGTGCTCAAGCATTTTATGGTTGTTTGCAATATCGTCAATCTAGAGGAGCTGGCGGAGGTGGTGGTGCAGGTTATAACGCAGGTGGCGGAGGCGGTACATCTGGACAAGCAGGAGGTAACACAGGTCAAGCAGGTTCAGGAGGCTCTAGAACAGCAGGAGGCGGAGGAGGCTCTGGTGGTAATGGTGGCGGATCAGGAGGCGGACTAGGTGCTTCAGGTGGTACAGGAGGAACTGGAGATGCTGCAGGTGGAGCAGGAGGTGCAGGAGGTAATTATGCAACTGGAAACTCTAATATTACTTGGGCAACAGCAGGTACACGTTTAGGTGGCGTATCATAATATTAATTTAAGGAAAAATTATGGCAACAATATATACAAAGGTACATGAATACAATAAAGAGACTCAGGCTGTTGTAGCTAGTTTTGCTTCGAATATGACTAAATCACAAAATCCTGATGACCATGAAAAATTAAACTATAACGTAGCAAGTCTTGTAGAAGAAGGTGCTAGTTTACAAGATTTAAAAGATGCTTTGGCATTAGCGGGATTAGGTTGGTGCGAAATACATTGCAAAAAAGAAATGCTTGATGACAAACCTGAAAAGCAAACCGAAGTAGAAACTTTAGTAGGAAGTTCTTGGTCGCAAGAAACACAACATGAAGAAATAGCTGTTCCTCAGCTAAACATACCAAAACTTAAAACTGAATTAGGTCTTTAACTAATGGAATATTTTATTGCACAATATGGTAGTAAATTATGCTGTGTAATAGCATCAATACTTGGTGCATTATTTAATTATAATAAAAAGAAACTAAAAGGTAAAACACCTAAAGGTGGACATATACATTGGTTAATAGAAAGAAAAAGAGCTAGACAAGAATTAGGATTTACTTTAATATTAGCTGTTGTAACTGCTGAGTTTTTTATACCACCTATATTACACATATTTAATTTAGGTATGCTAGCAGGACCAGCAATAGCATTCTTTATAGGATATAGTGGAATGAGACTTCTTCCTGCTATAGAAAGTAAAATACATAATATTCTAGAGAAAGGATGGAAATGACACCACACGAAGAAATGAAAGCACATGAGAAGTTATGTGCAGAAAGATATAGTACAATTCATAAAAGATTAGATCGAATTGAATCTGCATTAAATAAACTTATATGGGGTGTTATTTATGGATTTGGTGGTATTGTAGTTGCAACATTAGTTCATGCAATAACTATGTCTAATATATGATAAGTATATTACAACATTTAATTCCGATTGGTTTAGGTTTTATTGCTAAACTAACAGCAATTAAATCAGAGCAAGCTCATCAACAACATCAAATGATGTTACAGGCTTTAGCAGCAAAAGAGGGAGCAATACAAAAAGCAAGAGAACATGCAAGTACAGAAGGTAAGATGGCTGCCTGGAATAGACGAATACTAATGTTTGCTATTCTTTCGTTAGTAGCTGTATATCCTTTAGCAGGAGTATTAGGTATAGATACAGTAGTTAAAATTGTAGAAGAACCCACTAGTTTTCTTTTTGGTATCTTTGAAATTGGAGGAGAAACTAAGTTTGAAACAATTAAAGGACTATACAAGTTTGATGAAATATTTACATGGGCAACAATGATAGTAGAGTTTTATTTTGGTGGACAGTTAGCAAAAGGAAAATAAATGAAATCATTTATAAGTCTTTTAGCTTTTTTAACAGTTATGCCAATAACACCTACAGTACTATTTATAATAACGTTGTGGAGGATCGGAAGAGCGTCGTGTAGGGAAAGAGTGTAGATACCGGTGGTCGCCGG